TTACGCAATCCGTCCATTATGGGCCAGGCGTACCGAGCCAACGTAGGCGTAGCGTATTCATTTCATCTATGGTCTGTTTCTCTTGACTTTATTCTTCTGCTGTTGTTACCTTCTCGTTAGTGTTTGAGGGGGTATGGTTTAGGTTATATGGTTTGTGGGTTATGGATAACCCTGTGACTTTGGCGGAGGAAAAAGGAAAAGGGGAAATGATGTTACAGGGAAGCGAGTACCGTGAGGGAGTCAGGGGGTATTTATGGGCGGAGGCAAAGGGGACTGGGAAGGTCGTGATACAGGTATGGCGGGATGAGGAGGACAAGGGAGAAGAGCATCGGATATGGGTGCCAGACAGGAGGAAGGCGAGGAGGGTGAGGGGGAAGTTGGAGGTCTTGAGGAAGGTGATAGCGAAGGGAGGATAGGATGCCCATAGATTCGGCAGGAGAAAAAGTAATTGCAGATGATATATAGAGGAGGTGTGAGGTGCTACCTTGGCGGTGCGAGGAGTGGTTGGGGAAGAGGGCGAGTCGGCCAGAGGGGGTATGTGGAGGCGCAGTGAGGTGGATGGTGATGACGGCATTGGGGGAGGTAGGGATGTGCGGAACACATGCTAGGCGGTGGAAAGTAAGGAGGCGGGCATAAAGTGGTAGGAGGAGTTGGGGATGCGGTGGCGTTGGGGCTGTTGGTGGGGGCGTTGTATGGATTCGTGGGGTTAGTGGTATATGAGGGGTGGGAGGTGTTCCAGCTTGTTCCCGACCTATTAGAGAAAGGCCCATGAAGGAGGCTAGGGTAGAGATGGTGGCCTCTCCTGAGATGGTGGAGGCGATGGTGGGGAGGAAGATGGCGGGGGTGTTGTGTGGGGAGTGTGGGCCGTTGACCTACTGGCGTGTGTTGCGGGATGGTGGAGTGGGAGTGGGATACGGGGCAGTGGCGTGTGTTCAGTGTGAGCAGGTGTGGGTAAGGCCGGAGAAGGGGGTATAATGGCGAAGGAAGAGAACTGGGGACTAGGGGGGATTGTGCCAACCGTGGCGGGGAATGCTGCTGTGGCTAGCGTCATGTTGAATATAGGAAGCGCCAACAGTCCGGCGTCGATTTTCCACAAACTTAGCCCAGAGGAGATTGAAGGGAGGTACGTTATGTCGATAGGAGAGGTCAAGGGGGGGGCTGCGGTCCCTCATGTGGGGGACACGGTACAGGTGAGGTGGACGGGGCAGGCGGAGGCGGGGTTAGGGGCCTTCAGCTTTGTGTTGAGGTATGATCCGAAGAAGATTGTGGCGAAGGCTGTGGTGGGCGAGGGTTTCCAGGGGGGGCAGTTCAGTGTGTGGGCGGTGAACCTGTTGGAGGGGGAGGTCAGGATAGCGGCGGGGCAGGCGTCTAAGATACCAGGGCCTGTGGATAGCGGGTTGTTCTCGTTGGTGGTGGAGGCGATGGACCGGGGGTGGACGAGGATAACGTGTGAGGGGGAGTTGATGGATGCCGATGGTGGTAAGATCGATTACGATGAAGCGGGGGCCTCCAGCGTCGTGTGGGTGAGGTAAGATGAGCGTCATAAGAGGAGATAGGCCAGAGGGAGAGTTCCCGCATCCTGACTTTATGGGGCCGTGGCATCGTTGTTTCTTATGCGCTCAAGAACTTGGGCCAGGATTGGTGGTTCACTGGATGGGGGATAGGCATATATATCTTCACCCAGACTGTGTACCCAGCCTTTGTCGTCGGATGTTGATGGACTGGGAGGCCGTTCAGGAGTTCACCCGAAGCGAGATTGCCGCAGGGGAACAATCGGGCAAAACCGTCTCTTCTAACGACCGTCTGAGAAAAGAACTCTATGGCTGAAGACACCTTAACCCACTTTGAGCAGGAGATCAGGGCCTTCATTGAAGTTGCCGTGGGCCTGGGGTATGATGAGGAGCGGGTTGAGGCCATCGCTACGGTGATGAGAAGGAATCCAGTGGAGTTGTTCAAGTCGATGCCCACCTGGATACCCTACGACAGGGTGTGCATGAACTAAAGGGGGAGAAGGTAGCCGTGAGGATTTGGTATCTGTAGAGGCACAGACCCTATATCCTGAAGAAGAACTCCTCTTTGAGAAGACGGGCTTCAGTCCCACAGAGGGGCAGCGTCCCATTTTCCTCTGTCGAAAACGGTTCATGGTCATTAGTGGAGGAGAGCAATCCGGTAAAAGCCTGACTATGGCCGAGAAGCTCGAAACCCACTACCTAGAGGACGGCGACAACGAGAATGAGGCCCTCCTTTACTGGCTGGTGGGCCATAGCTATGACCATACCCGCAAGGAGTTCCAGTACCTCGTTGAGGACTTCTCCAAGCTAGGAGCCCTCAAGTTCGCATCCAAGGCTATCAACCCCGGGCTAATAGAACTCCACGACGGCACCATCATACGCACCAAGAGCGCCGACGACCCCCGAAACCTCATGATGGAGGCCCCTCACGGCATCCTGGCCTGTGAGGGGTCCAACCTTGATCTGGAGACCTTTGAGCGCATCATGGGCAGGGCTGCGCCCAAACGGGCTTGGGTAATAATAGGCGGCACCCTGGAGTTTGGCGGCTCCGTCGGCTGGTTCCCCCAGATACTCACCGGTTGGCGGGACGGCCAGGATACCGCCTCCTTCGAACTTCCCACTTGGACCAACCACTATCTCTATCCTGGTGGCCGCAACGACCCCGAGATACTGCGTCTAGAGAACGACTCCTCCGACCAGTTCTTCATGGAGAGGATTGCGGGGAAGCCGGTGCCCCCTCGTGGCCTCGTATTCCCCGAAATCAGGCCCGATATCCACGTAAAGCCCGTCGAATACGTCGAGGGCCACCCCGTTCACCTCTGGATAGACCCTGGTTACGCCGGCGCCTACGCCGTCAACGCCTGCCATATCTTCCACGATCAGGTCCATATGTTCGATCAGGTCTACGTTCAGGGTAAAGTTCTGTCTGAGGTCATGTGGATAGTCCAGCATTCGCCCTGGATCAACGATGTGAGGTTTGGAGTCATTGATATAGCGGGTTCTCAGCATCAGGGGATGCCCTCTCACGCTGAAATATGGCTCCAGGAACCCCCTGAAGGCATCGGCCTTTACCTCAATTCCACCAAAATCAATATAAATGAAGGCACGGAGCGTCTCAAAGGCTTCTTGAAGCCCCACCCCCTGACCAATCAGCCCAAAATCCTCATAAACCCTCGCTGTACGGGCATTTTGAGCGAATTTGGGCTCGTCCCAAACCCATTTGACGGCCAGACCAGGGCCTACAGGTGGCAAATCGACCACGAAGGCAATATAGTGGGGACAGTGCCGATAGACAAGTGGAATCACGCCATCAAGGCCCTGATTTACGGCATTTGGGACAACTTTGGCCCTGGTTATGTTGCGTCGAGACAGAAAATCGCAGTAAAGTATTGGTGATATGGCTATATTGAGCAACGAAGACATCATGGGGCTGGTGGACCAGTACGACTTGGACAACCTCAGCCTCCATAAGAGGATGGGCGAGGACTACGGCCGCTACCGCCTAGAGTCCTACAAGAACGAGCAGGGTTTCAAGAGCTACACCTCCAACGAGCCCATGACCTACGGGGACAAACTCATGTCCTGGATGGTCTCGGCCAAGCTCCTGATCCAGGTCCCGATGGAGGACAATGCGAGGGAACAGCGAGACGCCAACAACCTGATGGAACGTTTTATGTACGGCCTGCTGCGCCAGGTGGATGAGCGGCTGGCCCACCTGATGCTGCCCACCCTGCGTGAGCAACTTGCCTTCTACATCCCAGTCCGGGGATGGTTCGCCGGACGCTCCCTGCTGGTGAAGAGGAAGGACGGCAGCACCTATGCTGACATAACTCCCTTTGACCCACTCCACGTCTCCTACGGGATGGGCAGGGACGGCCTCGATTGGGTCTGCTACAGGGTCAAGAAGACCCCGAGGCAGATAAAGGCCCAGTACGGCGTCGATGTGTCCTACAATGGGAACGGCAGGGACAAGGACTCCTCCGAGCAGGGCATGGACATCTTCGACTTCTACGACATGAATGAGAACAAGGTCTTCACCGCCGACGCCATGCTGAAGAAGCCCACGGCTCACGGTTCTGAGCGGGTGCCTGTCTTCATGGGAGCGGTGGGCATCACCCCGCCCATACAAGAGGAAACGATGGACGGGACGATGGCCGAGTACGGTGAGAGCATCTACAAGGCCAGTAGAGCGACCAACGAGACCTTTAACTTCGCCATGAGCGTGATGACCGAGTTCGTGGCCCGCTCTCAGAAGCAGGGGGTCAAGGTAACGTCGAAAAGCGGGGCCAAGACCCTGGAGCAGAACCCCTACCTCGCCGGTGCCGAGATAGCCCTAGCGGAGGGAGAGGACATCAAGCCCCTGGGCCTCCTGGAGGTGGCGAAGGAGATGGGGGCCTACCTGGGCCTGGTGTCGGGCGAGAAGCAGCGCGGCACCCTGCCGCACAGCGTCTACGGCGACCTGGAGTTCCAGCTATCGGGCTATGCCATCAATACTCTGAGGCAGGGCATCGAGACTCCCCTGGTCCCTCGCATCATCGCGATGGAGAGCGCCTACAGGCAGGCACTGAACCTCCTGAAAGACCAGTACCTGACGGGCAAATTCGAGACCATGAAGTTGAGCGGTCGGGACCGAAACCGCCAATACTTCAATGCTGAGATAACGCCCGATGCCCTGCGGGACAACAACGATCCTGAGATCAAGGTTGTGCCCACCCTGCCCCAGGACGACATCGCCAAGTACAACGTGGCCCAGATCGCCCGGGAGGGCAACAACCCTCTGCTGCCCGACAACTTCATAAGGGATAACGTCCTCAGCCTACAGGACTCCGACCTTGTGGCCGATGCCCTCAAGGAGCAGGCGGGTGAAAGGATGCTGCCAGAGGCGGCCCTGTTCTCCATCATGCAGTCGCTGGAGAACCGAGGGCGCACCGACCTGGCCCAGTTCTACATGGCCCAGTTGTTGCAGCTACTTATCCAGAAGATGCAGCAGGGGCAGTATGCCTATGTGCCCGGCCAGGGCATCGTGGGGGGGCCTCAGCCCCAGGGGATTGACCCACGAGCGGCTCCCCAGGGTGCTCTGGGCCAACCACCTCCGCAGCCAACACCACAGGGTGGGCCGATAGCCGCCCCAGGGACTCCAAGGCCCAACAGGCTATCGGGAGATGACGTGCTGGCCCGACGACGTGAGGCGGGACTCATATAAAGGAGAGACGAGATGCCCAGTCATACAGTTGAAGAGATAGTCAAGCAGTTACGGGCTGGTCGAATGAGCCTTGAGGATGCCACGGCTCGTATAAGGAATATCTTTGTGCGAGAGGGGCGTTCTCCGCAGGCCGCCTTTGATGAGGCTCAAAGGACGGTGATAGGCTCTTTGCCTCAGCCCGCGGTGGGGCAAGCGTCACTCCCAGGAGGCCCAGGCCCAACACCGCTTACGCCGCCAGGTCCTCCAGGTGACCCCTTCCTAGACGAGATATGGAGAACCCTGAGGCCTCCGTCCACGCGGAAGGAGGGGGAGGTTATTTGGGAGCAGGAGTATCCGACCTTTAGCGACGATGCGCCTTATGGAGCAGGGCCAGGTGGGGGCGGTGTCCAGCCCT